GCTTTTTCATCTCCTCATTCGAGTCACGAATGACCCGAAGTTACCCTGCGAGGGTAACCCATCGGCTTTTCGACTTGAAGCAGCCGCGCTTCGTACTGGATTGGAAATCGAGCCCCGTATTACGGCCTTCTAAAAACCGTAACGGATCTCGTTGGATTTCTTCGATCAGGCAGTAGTCTGTCGAGAAATCAGATCCACCCCGTACATCCAGTTGATGTAAGACAGGGCCCAGGTTGTCTGTAGATTCTCCCATATCCGTAGAGACAGATGTCTCTTCGGATACAGAGTATCCGCATACTTCCTGTGCGCCTGCCTCGCACTCACCTGAGTAAGCCTCAGCGTCAGAGGATTTAACTCCGCTGGCACATAGGGAGCTATCGGCGACTCCGAATCGAGCAATCTCACCCAGTCCTTGGACGTCCCATGAAAGGGAAGATCCAAGAACAACGGCAGGATTACTCGAATATTGCCATTCCCGTTTATAGGGAGTGTCAACTCGGAGGTTGCTGAGTGCCCACTTATTGAGGCATGCAAGGTCGTTTCCATCGATACTATCCTTATTTTTATGAGGTTGGTATTGTAGCCTTTTTTGCTGCCAACACTGCAGATCGCGATTCCATCGCAAATCTGTTGTGTGGGTCAGACTATAGAAGGCTAACCCAGCTCCAATAGTACGGGAGCTAGGGATGGTCCGCCTTACAGTACGGGATACCATATCACGTATAGTTTGAGCAACAAGCCAAAGACCTCTCAAATAAAAGAGGTCAGCGGTCGCAGCCCAAGACATTACGTGTTCTGGCGTCCAGTCTCGTGCGTCGTCATGGGGCACTTGACGGGCGTATATGGGATTAACCCAAACGCCTTTAAAGTAGTCCCCACCGCAAGATTCCCGAAAGAAACCTTTCTTAAAGGACTTGCTGACATTTACCTTTAAAGCATAGCTTTCAAGGTAACGCACGACTACGTCCGCATAATCTACGGGAACGATTATGTCGTCCCCATAGATATCTATCATGGCAGAATATCGCCTGATAGACGAACTACTCGGGCGTATACCGTCTAACTGATGCATCGCCGTTTGGATAAGGGTGTAAAACACCATTGCCTCGACAGGAAAGCATAAAGCTGATCCCATTGAGGCATACTTAAACAGGACGATATTTCGGTTATCAGGTAACGTGGCATGCAGTGAACGTGCATCCTCGAGATATTCGAGGAGCCCTGAGGATTTGAAGATTCTTTGAACAAGGTGCAAGTGCACCCTGTCAGAGGCATCTTTCAGGTCCAGCGTTGCTGTACGTCTATCAATGCTACCACGATGAGCGAGTCTCTGATTAACGTCTTGACGGGTAAACCGTATAGAACGTTTCGTCAGGCTATGAGTCTCAAGTACTTTATATACGTAGTCTTTTACAGACTGCTGCATATATTGCACATGTGATGGCTCAATAGCAATGACTCGTGGCGCCGTTTGCGTCTTTGGAACGAAAACTACTCTGACGGACATCTCGTCCTTAATGTCAAGGTAGTTAAGTCCATTGCCGCTAACGACCTCATTCCCTATATCTACTGATTGGACTGCGTATCCATAATTGGGATAACAGTGCAGGTCAGAGGGAAAGAGGAATTCCGAGCGCTGGTTCCAGTTGCGGATTCGGAATCTCCCGTTGGGAGACAACTTATCTGCAGTGTACCCAGGCCCGTGATGACAAATAAGATCAAGGTAATCGATCTCAGGAAAAACTTGAGACCAAATGATTCCAGCAATCTTATCAAGGAGAATATCCTTTCTCTCAACTTGAGAGGTCATCTCGCGGAGTTCGCCTTCTATGTTCACGAATTGCTGAGTAGCAGCCCTATTTCTAGCAGGACTGCACTCAATCTTAAGCTTCTTAAAGAAGCGACAGATTTGCCTGATAAAGAAAATAACATCAGGATTAGCATCGTGACATAGCTCACCACTACGAGTGAACACTCGATTGAAGAAACCTCCCATAAAACGGGGGAGACTTCCGTGCCGACTAAAAGACGTCGGACACGAGAATCGACCTTCTTCGAGCCCTCTTTCGAGAGCATCGGATAAGGAAGGGAGAGTTATCGTCAAAAACGATAACCCTTCATGTTCACATCGACGTCGCATCACTGCGATGTCGCGTTCTACGGACAAGTCTAAGTCCATCTCTGCTTGACGCAGGATGGCTTCGACGAGCATGGTCGGTCTTTTCACTGTAACCTCCATTTTAATAGGGGGAAACAGGACCGTCTAGGCTTTGCTCCACAGTTGGAACTACTCGGCGGAATCTCCACTCACGTGTGAGTGAAGTTCCAAGACGAGTTCGTTAATATATTCGAGAAGGAGAAGCAAAAGTTTCTTCTTTATCATCTCGAACATTAGAACTCGCCCCCGAGAAGCTTGTTGTAGTTGGCGGAAGTAAGCCAACCCTTCAAGCCCTCGATCAAGTAGCCGATCTCAACGTCCGTGAATCCAGAGCGTGGCTCGTCTACGACGAGATAAACGCTCAGGCCAAGGTCTTTGTTAAGCCCAGTGATGGGATCAGCAACGACCTTATGCTGAGAAACGCGGACTTCCCGACGAAACCGAGCAGCAGTTGTATTCTGCTTGGTCGTCATCGAAGTGACACCATCAGAAGCCGTAAAGATATTCTGCGTAGGACCAGTACTGGTCTTCGGCAGAGAAATCGGCACGGCATTGATAGTAACACTTTGAGGATCTGTAAGCACTAGAAGCTCCATTCTTTTTTACGCATACTCGCACATTACCTATGTGCACGGTATAACTAACGAAGACGGGAGATGCCTAGGGCACCCATGATCGCCAGCTGTGTACCACTGAGAGTATTCTCAGGGGTAAAGAAACCGAAAGGATCCCCTTTTACACGAGTCTTTCTAAACTGTGTATTAGAGGAGGTACCTGATAGAGTGACAGTTTTACCAGCGGTGTCATAGAAATAGCCTACGGATTCAATTTCCCGTCGGCGTTCATCGTGACACATAACGTAAAACCAATCGGCAGCGAGCCGATTGGCTACGCCGGAGTCCATATTTTCTAATATGTTCCCCACGTTGAAAAACCAATCACTCATCCAGGTCCAGGGTAACGCATTCCAGATCACTGCGGGAGATGGTTGAAATCCGAAGATTCTAGCCATCATTGCAGTAGTCCAGTTTATGTCCCTGGGGCCACCCGGAAGCCAATATCGAAACTCGGCAGAAGCCCAGACTCGATTTATGGCACGATCCGTGGTGCGAATAACTCCGATCTTCGGATAGTACTGTGTCACGAACGTTGGCTTTAAACCGCCACCGTACGATGATGCAGTTGTATCTGCAGTCAGATTATTCGTTTCGTTGAGTTGTATAGCTCGACGAACAGGCTTACCATTGTCACGCAGGAGCTGCTTCAATCGTTTTTGCATGTTAATTTGAGTTTTAACAGTTTTAACGATATCAGACAGCAGAGGTTTCCAACCGAACTGGAGCGCTAGGTAATAATCTCCTATCGCATTTAATCCATTCTTCAGGAACCTCTGTCTAAGCATTTCCGGGACCTCACGCAACTCGTAAATTGCGTTAAGCGCCTGGAAACTAGGCTTAGTAGGCTTCATCCTGTTGTATGCCTCATTACCATACCCGCTTAAATCAGGTTCTGATACAGCGAGTGGGGTAGGAGGAGTAGGACCGACCAAAGCACCATCATAATAACTATGAAAAGTGCCCGTTGGTTGATAACCAAATCTAGCAACTTTCGCCGGCACAAGACAACGGTTGATGATATAGCCATAACGGCTAAATGCACCACCTACGTCTCGATTCGGAGGAAAGTCAGGGTAGCCATAATGCCCACGATCACCAAGTGCTAGAACGGTATGCTCCGTATAAGGAACATCCGTGATAACAGTGGCAGTCGTGTTTTGGTATAATGTGCCAACCCTAACTGAATTGCTAGTGTCAGTCTTACGCATACAGTAACAACCTTTCAGTCAACGGAGCAAGGACGTAGAACGCCGGGAGGCCCTTAGGGGC